CCCATAACACAAGTTCATTAATGATAGAAAATAGTCTATCTCTTTCTCTCGCCTGCTCCACTTCAGTAGGAAATTTTTCAGGATGTGAAGAAGGGTCATCAATAATAGATGCAAATATCACCGCACGAGCAGCTGCAAGAGGTCGTCTAGCCCACCAGAGATGAAGTGTTGACGGATGCCCGTGGCGAATTGATTTTTCCCTAGCAGAGGCTTCATTAATTTTATCCAGTGGCAGTGCCACCTCTATCAGTTTCTTGACAGCCATATCTCCCTCACTTCTGATACAGGACTTCCGATTCCTTTATCAAATCTTGAATTTCATAATTGCAGCTTGCAGCAGTGTTATCCAATGCGTTTTTAAACGGATGTTTCAAATAGATGGTGTGCGTCTTATCTCCATCTACTTCAACAATCGCCAGTATGAATTCTTCCGGACGGTTCAGCGCTGTCAATACTTCATTTCTGCTGACCGTCACTGATGTTGCGCCTTTCTTTCTTCCTTTTACTTCAATGAATCTGAGTGCATATGCAGTTGCCCTTTTTCTCATGCCTTCCGGAATATAGGACTCGACATCGTATCCACACTTTTCCGCACTTACATCCGTTGGTTTAAATCCCATCTCAGATTCAATATGCATTACTGCATTCATCGCAGCATATTCCATGCTCTGCTTGTCTTCGCCGCCGAAGGTATCTGGCATCGGCTTGTGCAGCAACTGATGCAACAGTCCCTTCGGAATAACAAGCGCCCCGCCAGTAATGACAGGAGGCAGCGGAGAAATTTTCCGCTCTTTTTCAATTTCCGCCTGCCTACTTACTAATCTGCTGGTCAAGTCGTCTGCTCTTCTCCTGGCAAGCTTTGAATTCACCTTCGCATTGGTCGCCTTACCTGCTTTTTCTTTTTCTTCAAGTTCTCCGGCACGAAAATCCCAATACTGGATCTCTGCTGTTAACCTTTCCTTCACAGCTTTCTCTGTCTTGTTAAGCCGTTCATCTTTCTGCTTTTTTACTTCCGCGAAATGTCGTGGTATCAGGTTCTCGATCGCATACTGTTTTGCTTGATTTTCCACTCCTTGACTAAGCCATTTCTGCGTCCCCATCCATTCTTGAACTGCTGCATATTCTTCCTCATCCACAGCTCTGTAATCCAGATACGGTGCATAGCCTGCATTGGAAGCAGTACCGTCTTCCCTGAGCTCTACGAAGTGGATATTCTTCGAAATGATCCTGCGGGAACCATCTTTATTAGTGATCCCATCCTGGATAGCATCCTCGATGTAAAACAGCAGTCTTGCATCAGTGCTGTAATCGTTGTCATCTACAAAGACCGCGCCGCGTTTCATGACATCGATGTTCTTCTCCTTTACGATATCAATGACAGCTTCCAGGAGAGGATGCCCAGGGCAAAGCAGATCAGCCTGCGGTTTTCCCGCCAAAAAGCAGTACTGTTTATCAAAGCAGACTCTCTCGTATCTCTTCAATACTGGTTCTCCAGTTCCAATCTGCGCATCTCGGTTCCTAACAGAATAAGGTACTGAAGTGATCTCATACCTACCTTTTTCCCTCTTCTGAATGCGACCGCCAAGGTTCTGGAATGCCTCGAGGAAGAACGATTCAATAAAGTAAGGCTGAAGCTTATGTGCTTCCATCCTCTCCATATCTTCCTTGATGAGATTGACTGTGTGGACGTCCATCACATCATTTGTCAGCGCATTCTCCTTGATCATGCGACGGAAAACTTCTGGATCCATGGACTTATCCACGACTTGATTCAGCTTTGCTCTAACCGCCGGGTCATTGCCATAGCGGATGGCTTCCACCATCAGATCCCGAAGAGATTTGTTATTAAATGTGAGCTTCCCTAAGATATCGAAGACCTTGCCTCCAAGTGCCTGCCTCTCTTCCTCGAGCTTTGCAAGAAGCCTCTGATACACATATCCTTCCCGTGTCTCGTTAGCCACGAGGTTCCAGAGATGGCAGACCTCGGTCTGCCCGATTCTATGGATACGGCCAAAGCGTTGTTCCAATCGATTCGGGTTCCACGGGAGGTCATAGTTGATCATCAAATGAGCTCTCTGCAGGTTGATGCCTTCGCCTGCTGCATCTGTCGCAATCAGGATTCTGACTGCCTTGTCCTGTTTGAAAAGCTCCTCGACCTTCTTTCTCTCGGAACGCATCATGCCGCCGTGAATCGTTACCACCGCTTCATCGTTGCCAAGAAGAGATCTGATCTTTTCTGCCAGATAGTTCAGCGTATCCTTCTGCTCTGTAAAGATGATAAGTTTCTCCCTTTGACCATCCTTGCCATACATGAAGGAATTATCCTGAAGCAGTTTCGAGAGCTCGTCCCACTTACGATCGACGCCACTGACGCGGACATCATTTGCCATCTTCTCGAGTTTCTTTAATGTCTTGATCTCTGCTTCGAGTTCAGCAATCGTCGCAGCAGCGGAAGCATGATCTACAACCCGATCTTCGACCTGTTCCTGCTCATCGGCGGACAGATCGTCCTCGTCCATATCTTCGTCCCAGTCGGGATCTTTGTATTCGCTGGCCCTCTTGCCAAGTTTCTCTTCGGCAAGTCTGTGTTCCAAACGTTCACGCCTTCGTCTCAGAGACTGGTAGATTGCTTCTGGAGATGATGCAAGCCTTCGCTGCAGGATCGTCAAAGCAAAACCAACGGTCGCCTTGCGATCATTGTTCAGTTTATCCGCCCGGTTAAACTCCTCACGCACATATTCTGTTACGGCTTGATAGAGCTTCGATTCCATCGGTGACAGATCATAATTGACTGTGTGGGCACGGCGCTCCGGAAACAGAGGAGTACCGTCAAATTTCAGAAGTTCTTCCTTAACCAGTCGTCTCATCACATCGCTGACATCGACAGACTTGTGTGAGGAATGGTGTACGCCCTCAAATCGATCCGGATCCACCAGAGAAAGGAACAGCTCAAAATCTTCTTCCTTGCCATTGTGAGGTGTCGCGGTCAGCAGGAGATAATTGCGCGTGATATTGGAAAGCAGTCTTCCCAACTGAAATCTCCGGGTATATTTGACTTCTCCGCCCCAGACCGTAGCCGACATCTTGTGTGCCTCATCGACCACTATAAGATCCCATTCCGTCACCTTCAGTTTGTTCTGCAGATCATCACTTCTGGCGAGCTTATCCATCCTGCAGATGCAATGATCGACCTCATTGAAGATATTGCCGCTGACAGCAGACTCCATGCGATCATTGGTGAGAATCTCAAATTTCAGATTAAACTTCGAGTACAGCTCATCCTGCCACTGCTCTACAAGGCTGCCTGGAGAAACAATGAGGCAACGCTTCAGATCTCCTCGTGCAATCAGTTCCTTGATATACAGGCCCGTCATAATCGTCTTGCCGGCTCCTGGGTCATCTGCAAGAACATACCGCAGTGGCACTCTTGGCAGCATCTCCTGATAAACTGCAGAGATCTGATGCGGCAGCGGCTCGATTGAAGATGTGTGCACAGCAAGATAGGGATCAAAGAGGTGTGCAAGACTGATCCTGTAAGCCTCAGATGCCAGTTTCATCTGATTTGGATCTGCATCAAAACTCCACGGAAGATGTCCAGACAGCACTTCCAATGTTGCTTCATTTTCACGGAGCAGTAATTGCGTTCCAGGCACGCCTTTCGAATCTTTGTATGTGATTTCTTTGACATTATTCCCATACCACTGCTCGGCAACGACCGTAACTGGTTCATCGCCTATAATGCCTTTCACTGTACATCCTGCAGTGATGTCTTCCAATTTACTCATGTCTTATTGTCATCCCTCATCTACAGTTGATTGCGTATCTGTTGCTTTGATCTCATCTTCTTCGAGCTCCATGATGTCCTCGAGCTCGCAATGTAGTCCCTCACAAATCCTGACCAAAACATCCGTTGTGATATTCTCGCCCTTGCCCAGCTTTGCAATTGAAGCAGAGCTCAAGCCACAAAGCTTCCTGAGATCTTGCTTGTTCATATCTCTGTCGATCAACAGTTTCCACAACTTCTTATATGAAATGTGCATTCTGCATGTTCCTCGATCTTTACAAACTTTCTGACTTCGTTTCGTTGAACTTTCTGCCATAGAGGGATTCCCCGCCTCTTCCGAGATGGAGCACCTCTGTGCTCTTGAGAATCTCCATGGCAGCAGGAGTTGCTGTCTTATCAAATGCAATAAAGATTTGTCTGCCCTTCGCGGCATCTTGATAAATTCTGATCAGCTTCTCCACGACATCATCGTTGATGGTTGGATAGAAGTTTGAGTCGTGGATCAGAAAAGGAATCTTCCCTGTCTGAAAGACTGCCAGGTCGAAGAACAGCAACCCCTCATATCGGGAACTCAAACCATTGTCGCCGCCGTGATTCAACGTATAAGAGCTTGCGCTCTGCACGGAAATTGATGGTGGCACAATATTCATTCCGAACAGATCCTGATGCATCTCTCTCATGGAATCATTGATCGGTTTCAGAATACCGTTCATGGTATGAACGACAAGACTGTCCAGTGATTCCTGCTGCTTCTTGCTTTCCTGCTTGACTCTGTCCTTCTCGTCGTAGGAAGCATTTGCCTGCTGCAGCATCTGCATTTCCCCTTTGAGCTTGGAATACCGGTCCAGTACTTCCTGCGCCACATTAGGAATTCTCGAGATCCTCTTTTTCTCCTCTTCAAGCTGTTTGATCTTTTCATCGGCCAGTGCAATCATTGCCTCTAGATCATCAGCGCTGTCTTTCAGCTGTTTCCGTAGAATCTTCATCAGGCTTCGATGAAATTCATCAACTGTCTTGAGCCGTTCCACGTTGACATCTGGAAAGAACTCCTGCAAATCACTGTAATCCTTTGGAAATGACTTCTTGATTTCGTCCTGGCTTCGTTTTATGGACTCCAGCCTTGCTGTGAGCTGCACTCGCTGTCTTCGGAAATCCGATAGTTCCGTCTGGATCTCTCTCAGCCGATCTGACTGCTCCGATTTTAGATCCAGCAAACCTTCACTGCTCTTTTTTGCCAGCTCCTCGGTTTCTACAGCGAGGATATCAATTCTGGCTGCGTTCTCCTTATACTCGCTCAGGGATCCGGGACTTTTGATGTAGTTGAAATTCACCGCACTGCTATAGGTCTTTGCCCTTTCCTTGGCATCTTTGGTCGTTTTCTGCTGTATCTCGACCGCCTCGTACTGACCATACAGCTTGATGATCCCGGTGATCGCATCCTCATCCTTTTCACTCGCCGCTTCTTTGAATGGCTTCTCCTCGTTCATCGTATCCCGATGATCCACACGGATGAAGCGACCTACAGCATTCCTGAATGTGAGCCCATACTCGGTGAGACCATATTTCTTTGCAAGGAATTTCTGATAGTTTTCCAATGTCATCTTGCCGTCTTCCAGCGGCTGATAATCTGAATCACATGTCGTCACAATCGAGGGCTCTTTCACGGACCTTGAAAAGTAGTACTTCTCACCGCCAAACTCAAAGGCAAATTCTATGGTCTGATCTTCGAGATACTTCCAAGCTTCTTTCAACTTCTTCAGTTTCTGCGAGTAGTCACTCCCTCCGAAGACAAAGTCAAGAATAAGCAGAAACGTAGACTTTCCTGCGGAGTTGGTACCCTCTTCAGTACCGAGCACCGTATTCAATCCTTCGCGAAAGGTGATCTTCTGGATTCCCGGGCGGAACTTACTGCACCTTAACTCTGTCAACATAATGCAGAACCTCCACGTCTTCTAATAGTTCTATGCGGTCAAGAATGTACAGGCAGTCGAGCGCCTCAACGAAATCCTCAAACGGCACTTTTTTCTTTACCTTCTCGTACAGCTCAACTGGCGTCAGATCCACGGTTTTCAGCTCCCGCAGAATAATAGGGAACTCTGCAAGGGTGCTCTTCTTATAGGGGGTTACCCTGCTTGGCATGCGCATATCGTTACATTCCCTTTCATGAGGCCGCTTCAAAGATGGCGCAGTTCTGTATGAAGAATGCCACCACAATGTAGCATGCTGTTTTGTACTGGGTGTCGAGTCCATTTTTGTTCAGCATCCAGTTCGCAATGGAATCGCAGATTTCCTGTTGATTCATACCGAGCTTCTTGTATTGAAGGTAGATGGTGTTCACTTCAGCACGGATCAGGTCCGATGTATTCGCAGAGTTGGTGTCATTGATCGAGAACTGCTTTTCCACAAAAGGGTAGAAGTCGTTCACCCATCCCGTCACGGTTCGCTTCAAGGTGGAAAATTCCGGCTTGAACTTCTCATCAAGAGAAAGAACCTGGGCAAATGGTGGCATTCCTTTTCCAGCATCTGGCTGTGCGATCGCTTTGATCACATCTACAATTTCGTCCTCAAGATTTGATTTAGAAGAGATCTCTCGCTCCTTTGTGTGGCGGGAGATCTCCTGCTTTTTCTCAAGCAGACTCTGGTACTCCTCTGCAGTCGGATCCATCAGGTATTCCTCCGCGCAATCCTGACAGAGCGCAATCTTGTTCTCCGGGACATCCAACTGTATCGGTCGTGGCTTGATCTTCACAAATTCTGCTTCTTGGTCTTTCTCCAGATCCTCCGGATAAATGTGGATGATACGGTATTGGTTCCGCACTTTACCATTTACCTTTTTCCAGAGTCTGTTTCCGCAGTGAGGACATCTACTGTCGGCTTCCGTCAAATAGTAGAAATCATCACTCTTTACCTTCGCTTCCGGCAAGGTGTTATGTCCCCTGCCCAGCGCAAAGAGAATCGCGTCCCTGAAGAATCCCACATAATCCGTGTTCTGATACTGCATCTCACAGTTGGAAATAATCTTATCCGGCACAGATGTATCTCTCTTCATCTGCGCCAGAATATCCGACGCGATCTGCGTCTGCGCAATCAACGAAAGAACAGGGATGATCTTTTCTTTTACATAGTTCTCAGCGTAACCCAATATCGCCTGACTCCCCGCAGCGCTCTGTATCGCTGACTGAACCTCATCCTGTCTATTCGCCAGACGGCTGATCATCTTCTTATTGACATCAACATTCACATTCGGATGCTGAGCAACCATGTTCAACAACAGCTCTCCAGCTGCAATCTGCGTGAAGGCCGCGCCTTTTATCAGCTCCTGTATCAAGAAAGAAATATTGTAGTCGTTCATACGCAGACGAACCCCCGTTCTTTGCCGGGTAATTTCATGGCAACTTCATGGCAACTTCTCGGTAACGACTTTCCACGCTCCGCCATCTACACTGAATGCATAAGGAAGTCGATCACTTTCCTAAAATAACGGCTATGAAAAGAGTTTAACATGAATAACCGCTATCGTCAATTTAATGTTCGCGAAAGTGAATATCTCGATTGATCTTAAAAAGTTATCGTTTCCCTCTTTTTACGGCCAACGGACACAGATCACTACTGCAGAGTTTCCGGGACCTGTGTTGAACGCAACTAAATAAGAAAGCCCAGGCCACCGGAAGGACTGGGCTGCTATCGAAACGGAATCGTTTTTGACAGGCAGCCCATGTCCTTTTTTCTGTGCTTTGCTGCGCTTAGAAGCCTCCGTTTCAAACCACACGAAATGGAGGTTTCTTTATGCGTATCAGTTACAAATTTGCAGATGGCACCAAGAAGGATGTCGCAATGGAGGATGAATACGGAACGTTTATCGTCGATTCCCGGAAGAAGGAGCATGCAGGCAATGAACGAGAACGCTATCACGCAGCTTTCTCCATTGATGATCCGGATTCCTATGAAAGTCAGAACTTTTGCGACAACGGAAGCAACCCGGAGACTATCTATCTTCGAAAATGCGAGGGCGAGAGCCTGTCCCGCGGGCTCAGGACTCTGACAGAAACACAGCGTCGCCGCCTCTTAAAGCTGGCATCTGGCAAATCCATCGCCGCCATCGCCCGGGAAGAAGGCGCTGCCTTCAACACGGTAAAAGAGTCGATCAATCAGGCCAGAAAGATCATGAAAAACTTCTGCTGATTTTTTTCAAAGGTCCCCCTCAATATCCCCACCCCTTTTCTGTTTAACAGTGAAAGGACAGGGATTCCTTTCAGAAAGGAGATCAGATGAATCACAACGTATTCATTACCTATTCCAAACACCCAAGAGACGGCGGGATCGTAAACGTCCGCAAGGTCACAATCCGGGAAAAGCTGCTGCGCCTGCTTCTCGGACGTCGGCAGAAGCTTACGATCATCGTCCCTGGCGACTCGGTAGAGTCCGTTGACATCGAAGAAATGGAGGATCCGCTTGATGAAACTGTATGAAATCAATGCCGAAATCCTGCGTCTCACCGATGCAATCGAGTTTGATCCGGAAACCGGAGAGATCCTCGGAAGCGCAGAGGACCTCTTCGACGAGATCAACAAGCTCCAGATGCAGAAGAAATCCATTCTCGTCTGGCTGGCAAAGCTCGTCCTCAATCTCCGCTCCGAAGAGGCAGCCCTTAAGGCCGAGGAGGATAGGCTCAAGGCAAGACGTACACGGCTTTCCAAGAAGGAGGACCAGCTGATGCATGTGCTCGACCGCGAGTGTGCCGGGGAGAAGACCGATCTCGAGATTGCGACCTTCTCCTATCGGAAGACCTCCCATGTGGAAGTCACCGATTCCGCGAAGGCAGTCCGGTGGCTGAGGCGCCACAAGTTCACGGATTGCTACCGGGTCCCGGAACCAGAGGTCGCCAAGGCGGAAGTCAAGAAGCTCATAGGCTCCGGCGAGAAGGTGCCGGGTGTCAGCGTCATCAACGATTACAGCACAAGTCTCAGATAAGGAGGTTTTTATCATGCTCAACATTTCACGTGGTATCGTGGCGCGACCACAGAAGGTCGTGATCTACGGCCCGGAGGGCATCGGCAAGACGACTCTTGCCTCAAAGATGCCGGATCCCCTGTTTATCGACACCGAGGGCGGCAGTGCCCACCTAGATGTCCGCAGGATCCAGAAACCGGAAAACTGGGAGGATCTGATTTCGGTCATCAAGGAGGTCGCAGCCACACCGGATATCTGCAAGAGCCTCGTTCTCGATACGGCTGACTGGGCAGAGCAGATGGCAATCGATCACATCCTGAAGAAATACAACCAGCCCTCGATCGAAGCTTTCGGTTACGGCAAGGGCTACACGTACATCGGCGAGGAGTTCGCCCGACTTCTCTCTGCTCTCGATTCTGTCATCGCATCCGGCAAGAACGTCGTCGTGACCGCACATGCCAAAATGCGCAAGTTCGAACAGCCGGACGAGATGGGTGCTTACGACCGCTGGGAAATGAAACTCACCCGGCAGTCGGCTCCGCTCCTCAAGGAATGGTGCGACCTGCTGCTGTTCTGCAACTACGAGACCTTCGTGGTGAACAGCGAAAACAACACCGCAAAGGTTCAGGGCGGGAAGCGTGTCATGTACACCAGCCATCACCCCTGCTGGGATGCGAAGAACCGTCACGGTCTTCCGGACAAACTCGACATGGATTTCAAGTATCTCGCGCCGATCTTTGATGCTGCTCCCACAAAGGCAGCGTCTGAGAATTCGACACCTGCAACAGAAACACCCTATTCCAAGGTTAAGGCTCTTCTTACGCAGGACGGCATCACGGAAGAGGAACTCCGGAAGTTCGTGGCAGGCAAAGGTCACTACCCGGAAGCTACGCCGGTATCGCAGTACACGGAGAAGTTCATCAATGCCTGGGTTCTGAAGTACTGGTCCCAGATCAAGGCAGCAATCAAGCACCCCGGTGAGAGCACCGGGAACAACAGGTAAGGAGGCCCATTATGGCAGACTACAACAGCAATAACCCGTCAACCGGAATCATGGACTGGGGCGACTCCATCGAGAACGATGGCCAGCAGTTCGTGATTCTTCCCGAAGGCGACTATGTCTTCAAGGTCACCGGTTTCGAGCGAGGGAGATATCCCGGAAGCCAGAAGATCCCGCCGTGCAACAAGGCAAACCTCACCCTGCAGGTGAAGACCGATGACGGTATCGCCATCGCTCACACCGACATCATCCTGTACCGGTCGCTCGAGTGGAAGATCTCCAGTTTCTTCCGGTGCATCGGTCAGAAGAAGCATGGTGAGCGTCTCCAGATGGATTGGAGCAAGGTCCAGGGCTCCCGCGGCAGGGCACACTTCAAGCCCGCTACCTTCGTCGGCAAGAACGATGGCAAGGAGCACCAGAAAAACGAGGTCGAACGGTTCCTCGACTATGACGAATCTCTGATGCCGCCGGATGAGGACGACCAGTTCATGGAAATTCCGGAAGACGCAGAGCTTCCGTTCAACTAAGAAAGGAGTGTTCCATGTATACCCTTCGTCCTTATCAGATTGAGGCGAGGGACGCAGTGCTTTCCGAGTGGCAGGCCGGGCACCAGAAAACCCTTCTGGTGCTGCCTACCGGCTGCGGAAAGACGATCGCCTTCGCATCTGTTATTGAGCACGAAATCAAGGATGGCAGCCGTGCCCTTGTCATGGCCCATCGCGGTGAGCTGCTCCAGCAGGCGGCAGACAAGCTTCACGATGCCTGCGGCATTGATTCTGTCCTGGAGAAGGCAGAGAGTTCGTCTCTCGGAAGTGATGTTCCTGTCACCGTCGGATCTGTGCAGTCCCTCTCGCAGGAAAAGCGCCTCGCAAAGTTCCCCGCAGATTACTTCAAGACCGTGGTTGTCGATGAGGCACATCATTGCCTCTCTGACAGCTATCAGAGGGTTCTCTCTCATTTTTCAGGTGCCAATGTTCTCGGAGTGACGGCGACGCCGGACCGGGGCGACAAGAAGACGCTCGGTCAGTACTTCGACTCTGAAGCCTATGAATACAGCATGAGCCAGGCCATTCGGGATGGATATCTCGTCCCGATCCGGGCGCAGATGATTCCGCTGCAGATGAGCCTTGAGAATGTCGGAATCTCAAACGGCGACTATGCCGTCGGAGATATCGGCAATGCGCTGGAGCCGTATCTTGGAAAGATCGCTGAGGAGATGGTCCACTACTGTAAGGGCAGGAAGACCGTCGTGTTTCTTCCTCTTATCGCCATCAGCCAGAAGTTCTGCCAGATGCTGAATAAGGCAGGACTCAGGGCTTGCGAGGTGAACGGCAACAGCGACGACCGTGAGGAGGTCCTCTCCGATTTTGAGAATGGCAGGTACGACGTCCTGTGCAACTCCATGCTGCTCACCGAGGGCTGGGATTGTCCTTCTATCGACTGCGTGGTCGTACTCCGCCCCACAAGGATCCGGAGCCTGTATCAGCAGATGGTAGGCCGCGGCATGCGGCTTTCCCCCGGGAAGGATCACCTGCTCCTCCTCGACTTCCTCTGGCTGTCCGAGAAACACGATCTCTGCAGGCCGTCTTCGCTTGTCAGCAAGGACACGGAGATTGCGAAGAAGATGGACGAGAAGCTCGCCAAGGATGACGGCATCTACGATCTCATGGAAACCGAGGAATCGGCGGAGCGGGATGTCCTTGCAGAGCGTGAGAGCGCTCTTGCCAAACAGCTCGCCGCTATGCGGACAAGGAAACGCAAGCTCGTCGATCCGCTCCAATACGCACTCTCCATCGCAGCAGAGGACCTTGCGAACTACACACCGACCTTTGCATGGGAGATGGCACCGCCCTCGCAGAAGCAGCTCGAATTTCTCGAACATCGCGGCATCTATGCGGACTCCGTCACCAATGCCGGAATGGCGTCCATGCTGATCGACAAGCTGATGCGCCGTCAGCAGGAGGGTCTTGCGACGCCCAAGCAGATCCGCTGCCTCGAGAAATACGGCTTTCGGCAGGTCGGAACCTGGCGCTTCGAGGATGCCAGCAAGCTCATCTCGATTCTCGCAAATCATCACTGGTGCGTTCCTCACGGAATGACACCTGCCGTATACGTACCCTGACAGGAGGTTTCAATGGACAACAATATTCTCTCTGCCCTTTCGGCAATCAATGTAGCTGAACTTTCCCGTGCCGATTGGATCGCGGTCGGCATGGCCTTAAAGGAGGAAGGCTATCCCTGCTCGGTCTGGGATGACTGGAGCCAGAATGACTCCCGGTATCACCCCGGCGAGTGTGAAAAGAAGTGGGCCGGTTTCCACGGAAATGAGAAGCCGGTCAAAGCTGGCACCATCATCCAGATGGCAAAGGACCGCGGCTGGGCTCCCTATACCGGGGAAGCAGGCTGTATGAACTGGGACGATGCGATCTCCTACGACGGAGACAGCTTTACCGGCTTCCCGCAGGAAACCTGGAATCCCGTACAGGATCTCATCACCTATCTCGAGCTCTTATTCGAGCCGGACGATCATGTGGCCTATGTCACAAACGACGTCTGGCAGAACGAGGAAGGCAAGTGGGTGCCGTCAAAGGGTGTCTACGACAGGACAAGGGATGAGCTCATCGCGGCTCTCAAAAAGCACCCTGACGATATCGGAGCGGTGGTAGGTGACTGGAAACCGGAAGCCGGTGCCTGGATTCGTTTTAACCCCGTCGATGGAACCGGCGTCAAAAACGAAAATGTCACCCGGTTCCAGTACGCTCTCATCGAGTCGGACACGCTTCCAATCGCGGATCAGAACGCGCTCTTTCGCAAGATGGAACTGCCAATTGCAGCACTCGTTCACTCCGGCGGCAAGAGCCTGCACGCCATCGTCCACATCGATGCGAAGGACGCGGACGAGTACAGGAAGCGCGTGGAGTTTCTCTACGACTTTCTTGATAAACACGGCATCCCAATCGACAAGCAGAACCGCAATCCGTCCCGTCTCTCCCGCATGCCCGGTGTCACCCGGAACGGGAACCGGCAGTACCTCGTAGATACGAATATCGGCAGGAAGAGCTGGAATGACTGGCTCGACTTTGCAGAGGGTGTCGACGACGAGCTTCCCTCCTTCGTGGATCTGTCCGCTTACAAGGACAATCCGCCGATTCTGCCGGAGGAGCTTATTCAGGGAATTCTCCGCTGCGGTCACAAGATGCTGATCTCCGGCTCGTCCAAGGCAGGCAAGAGTTTCCTTCTCATGGAACTTTGCATCGCCATCGCGGAAGGTCGCCAGTGGCTCGGTTTTTCCTGCAGGAAGGGCCGGGTTCTCTACGTCAACCTCGAGATTGATCCCTCATCCGCCATCAACCGGTTTCTCAAGATCTACGAGGCACTCGGTATCCCGATGAAACACGCGGACGACATTGTGGTCTGGAACCTGAGGGGTCACGCGCTCCCGCTTGACCAGCTGGTGCCAAAGCTGCTGCGCAGGGTCCGCGATCAGAACCTCGACGCAATCATCATCGACCCGATTTACAAGATCATCACCGGCGACGAGAACAACGCCTCGGATATGGGTGCCTTCTGTAACCAGTTCGATCGGATCTGTCAGGAGACCGGTTGTGCCACAATCTACTGCCATCACCACAGCAAGGGCCTGCAGGGAGCCAAGCGGGCAATGGACCGGGCATCGGGTTCCGGAGTATTTGCAAGAGACCCGGACGCGCAGCTCGACATGATCCAGCTCGAACTCACCGATGACATGAAGAACAACCTGGCTGACGGGAATGAGACCGCATGGAGACTGGAATCGTCTCTCCGCGAGTTTCCCAACATCAGACCGGTCAACTTCTGGTTTGAATACCCGATCCACCGCATCGACACCACGGGCGAACTTGAGAAGGCTTTCGCCGAGGGTAGTCCGCAGGCAAACCTTACAAAGAGCAAGAAATACACCTCGGCAGATGAGCGGCGCACTTCCATCGACTCCGCTTTTGATGCCTGCAACATGGGTGATCCTGTCACGGTGAAGGATATCGCACAGTACCTGGGTCTTACCGAGAGGTGCGTGCGGGATCGCTTAAAAGAGCTCTCCGATTCGTACTGGGTGCATCAAGGCATCGTCCAGAGGCGCACAGACGATCAGAAATCAGAGTAAATCCAGCAACTATCTGATGACGGAAAAGCGGGATATTTTCGTTCCATTCCATGAACGGAAATAGGCCTTATAAAAAGATATTTACGTTCCGTGATCGTTCCCTTTAAGGAAGGGCTTAAAGCCCAGCCCTTCCTCAAAGAGGAACAAGGAACGTAGCGCTTTTCTCAAAATGGAATTCCGAATCCGGAAACGGAAAATTCCAGAAAGGGAATGAATATGAAATTCTTCATCAAATGTAATCCGCCGACCGCCACGGCGCAGGAAAAGAAAGTGGCGATGGTTCATGGACGTCCAGTGTTCTATGAGCCTGCAAAGCTGAAAGCTGCCAAGAAGACCCTGATGGTCCTTCTTCAAAGTCACACACCATGGGAGCCGCTCACCGGTCCTCTTGCCCTCCATGTCGTGTGGCGCTTCCCAAAGGGCAAGTCCCACAAAGACGGTGAGTGGCGGGTGACTCGTCCTGATACCGACAACCTTGAGAAGATGCTGAAGGACTGCATGACCCGCTGTGATTACTGGAACGATGACGCTCAGGTAGTACAGGAGCATGTGGAGAAGCGCTGGTCCGATGAACCGACCGGCATTGAGATTGAGATCACAGAGCTGGAGGTGCGCCATGAATGAGATGTACAGAAATCATGAAGGATACTTCGATCCGACTGCTGGCAAGGCTGTGGAACACCTCAGCCGTCCGGAGAAGATCCCGCATCGACCAATCGTCTATATCTGCAGCAGATATGCAGGTGATACCATAAAGAACGCTGACGCTGCCCTTCGCTACTGCCGCTTTGCTGTATCCCGTGGCTGTGTCCCAATCGCACCGCACCTGTTCTATGCGTATCTTGGAATCCTTGATGACAAGAGTTCCATCGATCGGAAGATCGGGCTCCAGTTCGGGATCATCCTCGAGAACCACTGCAAGGAGGTCTGGGTCTTCGGCGATGCGCCATATTCCGATGGCATGACCCGTGAGTACAACCACGCCGTTCACCGCGGCATCCGGATTCGTACCTTCACAACGGACTGTGTCGAGACTGGAGGTGCCGATGGATCCATATGAACGCCTTGCCAACGCGATCATCCTTCAGGCTGTAAGAGACTGGAGGATTGCCGTAAGAAGGCTCAAGCGCCATCCTTATGACAAGGACGCCAAGGCCATGAAGGAGGAGACAGAGAAGTTCTTCTTCTCCCAGTGGTTTACCGGGCTCACCTCGATCAGCGGAGAGAAACTATTAACCAAGCTCAAAGAGGAGGCTGGAATATCATGACCGCAAAGGAATACATTCGTCAGGCCTATCGGCTTGACCAGAAAATCAACAGCGACATCGAGGAGGTCGGAAGACTCCGCCACATGGCTTCTTCTGTCTCCTCACCTGCTCTTGGCGAACGGGTGCAGACCAGTCATGACGGTGACGCTCCATTCGTCCGCTCCATCGAGAAGATCATCGAGCTCGAGCACCGCATCGACGACGAGATCGATCTTTACGTGGATCTGAAGGACCAGATCCGGACTGTCATCGCAAAGGTCGAGGATCCCAATGAACAGCTCGTCCTCCGCTACCGGTACGTGCACAACTATACCTGGGAGCAGATCGGCGACCGCCTCTATGCGGACCGCACAACAGTGTACCGCTGGCACAGCAATGCGCTCAGGCATGTCACGCTCCCGGATGACCCGATCGTCATCTGAATCCGGAACTTACCGCAGGTTGCAACACTTTGCAACAAAATGAGACTCTCGCATATGTGATAGTATAGAATCAGCGAAAGCGAGCAAGATGAAACTCACAAAGCCCTGAAGGACACCGTTCCTCCGGGGCTTTTGCTATGCAAGGAAGGAGGCGGCAGGCATGCCAAGGAAGCCCAAACGTCCCTGCCGGTATCCAGGATGCAATAAGCTCTGCGAGGACGGTGAGCAGTACTGTCCCACTCATAAGAAGCTGATGGAGAAGCACTACGATGACTTCACCCGGGGCTACAACGGACACAAACGGTACGGCAGCCAGTGGCGAAAGATCCGGACCAGATACGTTCACAAGCATCCGCTCTGCGAGGAGTGCTTAAAGCACGGACGATTCGTTCCGGTCGAGGAAGTCCACCACATCGTCCCGATCTCGGAAGGAGGAACGAACGATGAGAGTAACCTCGAGAGTTTATGCCGGAGCTGTCATGAAAAAATTCACGAGAAGCGAGGCGATCGAAAGCCGGGAGGGGCGGGATAAATCCCTAAAACCAACAGGTCAGGAAACCGCCGCCCCCTCTCGCGTGCGTTTTTTCCGGTTCAAACAGGGGATTAACCCCGCCGCCTGCACAGAAAGGAAGTGTAAACCGTGGCAAAAGACGGAACGTACCGCGGCGGCAGGCGAATCAAAGCCGGTGGCAAGCCCACCCCTGCTGCGGAAAAAATAGCAAATGGAAAGCCGGTGCAGGTCATGAGAAATGACATTCCTGATCTGGAGCCGGATGAACTTGAAGCAGTGGATCTCCCGGAAGGAGCGGTGCTCGAAGGCGCGGATATGCCAAAGCCGGACGAATACCTCTCCGCCAAACAGAAAAACGGCAAGCCGCTCGGGGCCGACGCTATCTACAAAGAGACCTGGCTCTGGCTCAAGCGCCGCCACTGCGAAAATCTTGTAAACAAGCGGCTCATTGAATCCTACGCGCAGAACTTCGCCCGTTACATTCAGTGTGAGGACGCGATCAGTACCTACGGGCTTCTCGGGAAGCATCCGACGACAGGCGGGGTCGTGAGCTCCCCTTTCGTCCAGATGGCATCGCAGTTTCAGAAAGCTGCCAATCTGATCTGGATGGAAATCTATGACATTGTGAAGCAGAACTGCACCGAGGAGTTTGAGGACGGGAATCCGAATGACACGATGGAGCAGCTCCTTCGTTCAAGGAAAGGACGATAAATGGATACAGTAAAATTGGAACAGGTACCGATTGACAAGCTGGTGCCTTACGCCCGGAATGCCCGGACACACAGTAAAGAACAGATCGCGCAGCTGAGAGCGTCGCTTCGGGAGTTTGGTTTCGTCTCCCCTGCCGTGATCGACAGCAAGTACAACATCCTCGTCGGCCACGGACGTGTGCAAGCCGCACGGGAGGAAGGCTACAAGACCGTCCCCTGCGTCTTTGCCGAAAACCTGACCGACGCTCAGAAGCGTGCCTATATCCTAGCCGACAATCAGCTGGCTCTGAATGCAGGATGGGATGAAGAGATGCTCTCTGTGGAACTGTCCGATTTGAAAGATGAATCCTTTGATCTGTCACTCCTCGGCTTTGACGAAAAGGATCTGGAAAAGCTGATGGCAGGCCCAGACGATGGCGGCGCACAAGATGATGATTTTGATCTCTCCGCTGCCCTTGAGAAGGCATCCTTCGTCGAAAAAGGTGATCTCTGGACGGTCGGAAAGCACCGACTGCTCTGCGGCGATGCTACTTCTCCTGAAGACGTCGAGCGCCTGATGGGAGGCAAGACCGCAAACCTGATCCTGACGGATCCGCCTTACGGGGTCTCTTTCAAAGCATCCGACGGACTTACGATTGAAAACGACAGCTTAAAGGGCGATGAATTTTACAAGTTCCTGCTTTCTGCTTTTACCAACATGGCCGCTCACCTTGAGAAGGGTGGTGCGGCTTATGTTTTCCATGCAGATACCGAGGGGCTAAACTTCCGGAAGGCCTTCATCGATGCCGGATTCCATCTGGCGGGTGTGTGTATCTGGGTGAAGAACTCCCTCGTGCTCGGGCGCTCCGACTATCAGTGGCAGCATGAACCGATCCTCTACGGATTCCTGCAGAACGGCAAACATTCGTGGTACGCAGGACGATCTGAAACCACTATCTGGAACTTCAATAAGCCAAAGCGAAACAAGGACCACCCGACCAGTAAGCCTCTGGACCTGCTCTCCTACCCGATCAAGAACTCCAGTCAGGAGAACGCCATCGTGCTGGATACCTTCGGCGGCTCCGGTTCCACGATGATGGCCTGCGAACAGATGAATCGTATCTGCTACATGTCAGAGCTTGATCCGAAATACGCCTCGGTCATTCTCCGCCGCTACGTGGAGGATACCGGCGATGCAGATAGTGTGTATGTAGAACGTGGTGATACAAAGATCCCCTACTCCGACCTCGTAAAGGAAGTCGAAACCACATAAACTGCTTCGTTTCTTCGGCTTCTCTTTGGTAGTTATTTCGTTTAGATTCTCTTGCTATCTTCCGGGCACAGAGCGATGTATGTACTACCAAAACAAAGGAGGTACATACCATGAAGTTAACATTCAACGTAATCAAGGAAAACAAGAAGGCATTTGCAAAGGCGATCAGCAGGATCACCGGGGAAAATGCCCTCTACCAGTTCACCCCGACCTACGCCTTCCAGATCGGCGACCTTACGGTAAACCGAGACGCCACCCTCACCGCCCCGGACGGCAGAGACTTAAGCAGCCTGCTTGCCGCGCTGAAGGACGAGGGCTACGAGCTGCTGGAAACCGAGAAGGAAGAAGCGCCGGAAGAAACCGCCGATGCGAAGGAAGCCGAGACTGCAAAAGAAACAACAGAGCCTGCGGAAAAAACGGAGGAGCCGATCGGAAAAACCGAGGTGGTTCCTGCAGAAGGCGCTCCGGAAGAAACCACGGAGGAAGAACCGACAAGCCTTACGATCTCCCTTCCTCTGGACGCGGCAAACATCGGAACGCTTACGAACCTGATCAGCTCGAAAGATAGCCTCATCAAGAAGGCCCTCGGCATCACCGACACGAGGATCAACGTTACCGAGGACAAGGTCGAGTTCCCATGGTTCGATCGGGAACTTTCGCCAGAGGAGACAAACGCGTACCTTCTCTTCCTCACAAAGCTTTGCAAGCTCTCGAAGGATCTGAAGCACGCAAGCGCAAGACCTGTGGGAACAGACAATGAGAAATACGCCTTCCGCTGCTTCCTTCTCCGCCTCGGTTTTATCGGACCGGACTACAAGGCAGCAAGAAAGATCCTGCTTCAGAATCTCTCCGGAAGCGCTGCTTTCCGAAATGGCGCTCCGGCAAAGAAGGAGACGAAAGAGAACGAGGAGGTTGCAGAATGAGATACCTAAGCGTTGAAGAGATCCGAAACCTTCGTGAGCACTACCCGGCAGGAGCCCGGGTGGAGCTCCTTGAGATGCGGGATAAACAGGCACCGCCGATCGGAACCAATGGAACCGTCCGCTACGTGGATGACGTCGGCAGCATCGGAGTTGATTGGGACAATCACAGCAGCCTGAGTGTGGCTTACGGTGCAGACCGCTGCCGGTCACTGGTTCCGGAGTTCACCCAGACGGTACGGGATCAGCTGATGAAGGTTCGGGACAGCGGTGAAAGCAACATGCTCCTCGTTCCGGCAGTTCAGCGAATCGCTTTTGACCATGAATACTACGAGTTGGTCCTTTTCATCGAGGATCACAGGGACTCCTACGTGACTTTTATCATGACAGGGCACGTCTAAGATCCACAGTTTTTGCACAAGAATCTTGTGCAGATTATGGCCTACATTTCCTTGCTATCACAGGCCATCAGAGTGATATATGTACATGCCAAAGGAAAACAAACAAGCACAAAGCAAGGAGGGCAAAGCCATGACGAACATTTTTGAAGAAACCTACAATCGCCTGCAGGATGCAAAGAAATCTTATGCAAAAGCCACCACTGCCGAGGGCAGGGACGCCGCAAGAGAGGCAGCCAAGGAAGCGGAGGATCAGATCGATGAGAAGGGCGACATCGCCTGCAAGGTCTGGAGAGCCTACGAGAAATCCAGAGACAACAAAAACGAGATCCTCGACTTCGACGACATCATCTGGGACCGGGATGTTAAAGCCCTCACCGCCTGCATGAGGGAGAACGGCATCAAGGCCTTCACCTACAGCTGCCGGGCAACCGACGCAGTCGAGACGCTTTGGCTTTTCAAAGAAGCCGGCTGCACGATCGGCGAGATGGTCGAGGTCAACCTTCGGAAAGACTTCTTCGGCAATGGCTACGAAAAGGGACACGCCTTTAAGGTAAGCCTGAACTAAAAACAGGCGGGAAGGGAGCCCGGAAACGGGCTTCTTTCTCGTAGAAATCCACACAATTTATCCCACTGATCTTTGTCACATATATGCGTCGGTTCTCCTTGCTATTATCCCGACGCAGAGTGATATATGTACATGCCAAAGGAAAAGGCGCACAAAGAAAACGGAGGACAAAGACCATGTGGAAAAACGGAAGCCTTAAGATTGGAAACCAGATTTTCACCTACTGCGCAAAGGTATACGGAGAGCCGAGCGAAGACTACGGCATCGAAGGCGGCAAGGTGAGCAAGCTCGAGATTCGCCTGAGCGACTACCCGGTTGCAAGATACGATCGCGGCTGGGACATCGAGCCGGAGACGGAAAACGCACAGCTTGCGGTTGCCGCCATCCTGCACAGCTTCAACTAAAGATTGAAAATCCGGGAGGGAGCCAGGAACGGCTCTTTCTCTCGTACAGATACACCACATGGTGACAAGGATCGCTCCGGCGGTCCTTTTTTGATGCAAGGAAAGGAGGTCGCCTGATGGCGATGCGAAAACTGAAGAATTACAAGCCGACACGCTTTATGGCGGAGACCTCCCACTACAGCAAGGAGGCTGCAGATTATGCCG